CGCCCATCAAGAACCAGTTCTGTCGCTCGGCGATGACCTCTTCAAAGTTCAGTTCGCCAAGCTCTGCCGGGCCGACGAACGGACGCACGTCAGGGTGGTTGGCCACCCAATTAGCGGCGTCCGCGTCAAAGACCCTTGTCAGCAGCATCAGGTGATCTCGCGGCCCGACGCGCGAATGTTGACCGACAGCGGCGCGCTGGCCAGCGTCGAGATGAAGCCGTTGGGCGCCAGCGCATGCCCGACGATCTCGGGAAAGGTGTACGTCTCGTTGGGCTGGAGCGTCTTCGTCTTGACGATGATGTTCTGCGTGCCGGCGGTGTCCGCCGCCGTAACGAGGTTGACGCTGATCGACGCCGCCGACGTGCTGTAGTTGGTGGCCGTGAACTTGTCGATGATCGTCGTCACGTTGGTGGCGATGTACTGCGTGGACTGCGCGTCCTCGGCGATCTTCGACGGAATGAGAACTCGGACGGTGACGGTCATGATATAAACCTTTAGATATATTCGGCTGACAATTCGATGTCGGCAGACGCCAGAATGGTTGTGGTGCCGACCCGCCGGATGCCGACGTTGATGACGACGAGATTGCCGCCGGGCGATGATTGCGTCGCGCGCCAGAAGCGCGTCGTGGACAACGCCAGCCATGTTCCGGTCGCTGCGCTGGCGCCATCGACAGTGCCGATCACTGGCGTAGCGTAGCACTCGTAGTTGACGGCTTGGGCGCTGGGGATGCACCAGTTTTCAAGCAGTGAGTAGGCGCCCCCGTTGATGCTTTCGTTGGCGGTGCCGTTCGAGTTGAGCTGATAGGCCGCCGAAGCCGTGCCGGTGTTCAAGCCGTAAATCGTCTGCGCCGACAAGGTGATGGTAACGGCAGACCCGCCACCGCCGCCAGCCGCGCCCATCAGTGTCAGGACGGCGCCGCTCATTAGGAGAGGCCCGCGCCGCTGATAACCCATTCGGTCGAGCCGACCTTCAGCAGCGTCGCCAGACCGTAGTTCGCCAGCGTGCGCGTGCCGGTGTTGGTCGTGCCGGCCTGCCGCATCGTGTCGGATGTGATGGCGATGGACTGGGACGAGCCGCTGTTGTTGTAGATGACGACGGTAGCGCCGATTGGGAACGCCTGCGAGGCGTTTGACGGGACGGTGATGCCGCCGGTCGTGATTGAGATATGCTTGCCGTTGTCGGCCAGCACCAGCCCGTAGGCGCTTGTCTGGGCGTTCTGCGGCGCACCGCGATAACCGATGCTGGTCGCGCCGATGGTGCCGGTCGCGACGACGTCGACGTCCTGCTCCAGCGACGTGATGTCGGTGTTGGCGCCTGCCGCTGCCGCACCAAGGTTGGTGCGGGCGCCCGCAGCGTTCGACGCGCCGGTGCCGCCATTGGCGACAGCAACGATGCCGGTGACGTTCGACGCGGTGCCAGTGATGTTGCCGTTGAAGGTCACGCCCGAGCCGATGGTGCCGCCGGTGATGCTGACGTTATTGGCGTTTTGGAACGCCATGTCGCCAGTCGTCAGGATGTTGTCGACGGTCCAGATCACGGCATCGGATGCGTCGGCCAGAACCACCTTGTAGGCGGAGCCAGAGCTGTACCAGATGTTTGCCTCGCCGCGAGCATCGAGAATGATTGGGTTGCCGTTAGCGAAGACGCCGCTGGCGTCCGTGTACGTCGCGAGCGGCGTCGTGGTGCCGGCTGCGTAAGTGTACACCTTGCCGCCGACCAGAGGGTCGCCGTTGGCGTCAAAGAATTGCGCCTTGGGGGCTGGAGATAGTTCAGCCATTAGTACGGGCCTCCGGCGTTGAGATTGTTGGTGACGGTCAGGATAACCGATGGGATGGCAGGACGGAAGGCCGCTGATGCGGCGGCGTTGAGGAACACGCCTGTGCTGTCAGTGGCCCACATAAGCTCGATATAGTCGCCTTGGTTCAACTGCGCGAGAAAGTTCCATGCCGCGACGAGAGCGTCGTTGTTGCCTTGGGTGCGGACTTGGCTGGCGCTGTTCGGGACATCGGTGCCGTTCACGCGCAGCCATATCCATGTGAGATGGCTTCCCGACACTGTGGTGTCGAGCTGCGCCGAAAACTGGATGTTGTAGACGTTGGCGGTGTCGACGTAGATGCGCGATGTCGGCGTGCCGCGTGTGACCCCGACGCTGATGTCGGTGGTGTTGAACGTCATCGCGTAAGGGGTGTTGATCGCCGCTGCGGTCTGGTCGGTGGTGTCAGAGAAAGAACCGAAGCGATGGCGCGGCAGTTGCGGCGTGTAGGCCGGCCCCATGTTGAGGCCGTCCAGCTCCTGCTGAAGCATGTGCATCGACGACGCGTTGCCGTCCGGCGGCCCGATCTGCAACTGGTCAAGCGTGGTGGGGTTGTTGCCGCCGCCGGTCAGCGTGAACAGGTTGAAGAAGAACCTATACCAGTCGCGCGTCATCAGCCCGGTGCGCGGGTCAAGGACGCCGACGCGCGACGCCGGTATCTTGGTGATGTTGGTCGGTTCAGCCATTGGTGCCGCTCAACACCAGTTCGGCGCCGACGATGGTCAGCTTGACGGGGTCAGAGCCGGACACCTCGTAGACGCGGTCGCGCAGCTTGAGCGTCATGCCGAGACGGCGCCAGATGGCGCGACGTCCGTACTGGCCGATCTTACCAATCGACACCCAATGCTCGTTCGACCATGTGTGACCGCCATCGTCCGACCAGCGCAGCATGACCTGCGGGTCAGCGCCCTGCACGGTCGGGATTGAACCGGGGAAGAGATACTCGCCGTCAATGAAGTCGAGGTCAAGCGTAAATGGCTCGTCCGGCGGCGTGTTGCCCGGCGGGATGCCATTCAGGCCGACGCCTGTCTCGCAGTTCAGTTGCAGCGAGTGCTGCGCCGTGCGGCGCAGATTGTTCGAGCCGGTCGGCAGCGCGCGCCAAGACCGCAGCCATTTCTGGGTCGTGCCGTTGTCGGCGTACACGTCGAGGTCGAACGTGTAGATGTTGCCGTTCTCGTAGTCGCCAATGATGGTATATCCGTTGACATTGCACTGGCAGTTGCCACGGTGGCGCTCAAAATCGCCGCGATCAAAATAGGCCCGCTCGTGCCAAGCGCCCGTCGCGACATCGTACACCCATGTGGTGTTGCCGGTCGGGAAATTGAGGACGTAGAAGGCGTGGCCGTCCTGCTGGTAGGTATAAGCTACCGCGTCCGTCATGTCGGAGTATTGCTGGATTTGCCATTCAATCGCGTGCGTCGAGATGCGCTGCCCGACGTAGCCGCCCGCCCGATAGACGATGCCTTGGCCGCGCGCGTCGCGGCCCAGCCAGAACACGCTGTTGTCCATCTTGGCGACGGAGAACGGCGCGACGCAACCGATCTCGTTATAGGCGCCCTGAATACGCGCCAGCGGAAAGTCGGGCGTGCCGGCGTTGTACCAGACCTCAGTGCTGTTGGTGCCGAACACCCAGACCTCGCGGTGGTCGACGATGACGCCGACGACACCGTCTGGCGCACCTTCGGCGCTGGCAAAGTCGAGCGGGTCGATCTGCGTCGCGTCGAGAAGCTGCGTCACCCAAATCTTTTGGCTGTTCGGCTCGTTGAACACGAAATAGCCGTCGATGTACCCGACCGTCACCGCGCCCGGAAAGTCGGGGTCAATGATCTGCGTGAAGACGCCGGTGCTCTGCGTGTACACGAAAGCGTCAGGGTTGGTGACGAACACGATCTGGTCGCCGTTGTCCGTGATCGACACCGGCGTGACGCCGTGCGGGACGTTACCCAGCAGGACGGGCGCTGCGGTCAGCGACGTCAGCAGGTATACGCCGTTGCCTGACACCACATAAAAGCCGCCGTTTATGCCCGGGCGCGGCCACAACCCGCGAATGGGGCCGTTGCCGACGGTCTGCCAGAAGCGTAGACCGGGCGCACGGTTGAGGAACGCAGGCATCTGGCCGCCTTCCGGCACGATCTCTGGGAACAGATTGATCATGCGGTTGTCGGCGGCGTTGACGCTGCGAGCAACGTACGCCGACCCAAGTATCGGCGTCTGCATTAGTAGTTGCCCGCGAAGATGTTGAAGCGCTGGCGCGTGGCCACGATGCTATAGGGCATCGACATGATGTCGTTCGGGTTGTTGATGCGCTTCAGGTTGCGCTTGCTGGTCATGGCGATGCGGCTGACCTGCGGCGACGGCTCGACGCCGAACTCCGGCGCCAGCTCGCACGCGAGGTTGTAGCGGAACGCGCGCAGATAGCCGGGCGGGAAATGCAGCTCGGTCGCCAGCACTGCCGGCTTGGTCAGCTCTTCGACCGAAATGAAATGCCACTCCAGCGCACGCGTGGGGCGCGGGTAGACGTACATTTCAACGTCGGGGAAGGTGTTGTTGACGAAGATGACCTGCGGGTACGTCGACGTCACGGTCTTGACCGCGATGCCGTTGTACTGCTGCTGGTTGATGAATTTTATGCCGTAGCTGACGCCAGTGCCGGGGTCGCGGAAATAGGTGCTGTCGAGCAACTGCACCGGCCGGTTGCCGATGAAATCGCCGGTCGGCCCGAGAGTGCGCGACAGCAGACCTGCCGGCCAGAGGAACACCTGATCTTGCGTGGCAAAGACTGACAGCCGCTCCGTGTTCCAGCTATCAATCATCTGGTTCATGGCGGTCAGCGCGTCTTGCGCCGTTTCAGCGGAGGGGGTTTCGCCTTCAGCCAGAACGCCGATCAGCCGCAGTGAGCCGTTGATGATGTCCCCTGCGCTGGTCATGGCTTATTCTTTCGTTTCGGGGCGCGGGCGTCCACGGCGCCGGGGAGCCGTCAGTGCGTTGACGACGGGCGCCGGAGCGTCCGCTTCTTCCACTGCCGCCGGAACAGGCGTGCTGGGTTCATAGCGCGTCCAGCCGTCCATTTCATCAGAATTCGCTTCGTGCTCGCTGATAGCGACCTTAGCGCCGTGAACGGGGTGGACCATGTAGATTACAGCCATAATAGCCTCTCGAAAATGGACGGCCCGAAGGCCGCCCATATCATTTACAGCGCGTGCACAATCACAAAGTTGAACACGACGGCTTCGCTGAGGTTGCCGCCGGTGATGTTCCGCAGCGTGATCGTTGCTGCACCAGCCGTAAGGCCCGTTACCCAGAGGGTGTAGGAGCCAGCGGTGGCCGTGCCGCCGACAATCGACAGGATGACGGCGTCATTGGCCGAAATCTTGCTGTTGTTCAGCGTGAACGTGACCGAAGTGGTTCCTGCGAGCAGCGCGTTATTCATGGTGACGGTGCCAGCCGACCTGTTCAGCGTGACCGCTTCAGCCTTGCTGACGCCCTGCGTTACCACGCCACGAGCAGCGGCGGTGTAGCCGATCTCGTCGTCGGCATAGAGGACATCGGCGCCGACGATGTTCTGGTCGGCATAGGCAACGCCAATCGCTTGGGAGTTCGCCATTGTCTTTCTCCTCAAAAGGTTGCCCCGGCCAAAGCCGGGGCAAACCAATCAGTTGGCGATGCGGTACAGGGTGTAGGTGCCGTCGCCGGTCTTGCGGGCGCGAAATGCGACCGCTGCACCAGCAACACCTGCGCCCGAACCGACCAGCGTCCAGCCTGTGCCAGTGGTCAGCGTGCCTGCGCCAGCGCCTGTGCTCAACAGGACGAAGTCGAAGGACGAGTTGACCTTGGCGCTGCTGACGTCGGCGTCGACGCCGCCAACACCAGTAACAGCCGGAAGAGCAAGGTTCGCACCGCTGCCCGAGTTGAAGACCACCAGACCGTTCGCAAGATCGCTCACAAGAAGAGTGGCTGCGCCGGTGTAGGTGTTGGGGGCAACCTGCGTGCCGAGGATGACCTCGTTCAGATTGCCATCGCCGACCTGATAACCGCCGGCACCGTTGGGAAGTGTCATGATAATGTCCTTTCGGAAGGTGCGGCCCCCGGCGAACCGGGGGCCAGTTTCAGGTTAGCCCCAGAGACGGCAAGCCATCTGCGGACGGATGGTGCTGTAGCCGTACAGCACGTCGATACGGCAGGGCATGCGGTCGTTGTTGATGTCGTACTGACGAACAACGCGGAGCGAGATGCCGTTGTGTACCTGACGCGAAGCCATGTCGACGCCCTGCGGGAGCAGAAGGTCGGCGGTGGCGAAGGTGATCGCGTCCTTGTGGTACACAAGGTTCTGCGCGTACTGCTGACCGCCTGCGCCGACGAACACGACGGCTTGGCCGCTGGCAGGCAGCGTCGAGACGGTGGCAAGCGCGTGACCAGCCGAATAGATCGGAGCCACGGTGAGCGTGCCTTCGCCCGAACCGCCCAGCGTCACGTTCGTCAGAGCGACGAACTGGAACAGCGAGCCGGTGCTTTCGCGGGTCTGCGGGTTCACAGCGAAACAGCCGTTGATGGTGAACACGTCACCTGCACGGACAGTCAGGCCCGCGCCAGCGCCAGTGATGGCGATGGAGGTCGCGCCTTCAGCCGTGACGGCTGCGGAGGTCGAACCGCCGGTCGCGTTGCGCGTGCCGGTGGTGAACTGCTTGATCGACTGCGACATGTTGATTTCTTCAAAACCAAGCACGCCGGTGCCCATCAGGCCGTTCTTGAACTGCTTGCTGATGGTGTCGGTCGGGTTGAAGAGACCCTTCATGCCTTCGACCAGACCAGCGTTCGCAGCCGGGTTGACGGTCGCATAGCGCGGCGACATCACAGCGGCGTTCTCGTTCAGCTTCTGCTGGGCGGCCAGCAGGACAGCCGAGGTGCCCGGCGTGGTGCCGGGGGTGCCGACCGAGTTGCCGATGGTCTGGAACGCATTGGCGACGTCTGCGTCGATGCTCGAAGCAAGCTGCGAGATACGCGGCTTGAGAACGCGCTCGGCGAAGTCGTCGAGCTGCATTGTCAGTTCGGCGGTGGTGAAGTTCACGCCGATGTGCTTCTGGTTGGCGACGGTCAGCGTGGTGAACTGCTCGTTGTCATCCTGCACCTGAAGGGCAGCGCCGTCAGTGACCAGTGCACGGTCGGGCAGACGGATGCGGAGGGTCGAACCGATCTTGGCGCCTTCGACAGCGAAGCTGTCGTCGTACTGACGGTTGACGTTGCGGGTGAGCACGAGGTTGTTCTCCAGAATTTCCAGAGCCTTCCGCGTGATCATGTCGATTGTAAGAATCGAGTTGGACATGGTGGTCTTCCCAAATTAGCGGTTTCGTTGTGCCTCGTACTTTTTGATCTGCCGCTGCCGTTCCGCCTCAATCCATTCCGACGTGCTCATGCTTTTGACCGAGCGGGGGTCGGTGGTGTCAAAAACGGGTGCGCCAGAGGCGCGTGGCGTGACAGGGTCAATCGGTGCCGGGGCGTTGGAGGTTCTTTTGACCGGGGGAGCAGCACCGAGCTGCACCTCGATCTTTCCAATTTCCCGAGCCTGCAAGATAGGGTCAAGACGCGCGATGCGTGCAGCCTCTTTCGGGTTGGTGCCGAGGTGATAAAGCACTTCGGGGCCAATCTCAGACGCTTGAATTGCTCGGGCCATCACTTCGGTGACGGGAAGCTCGGGGTTGTAAGCGACCATTTCAAAGTCGTCGTACTTGTCCCGAACGGCCTCTTCACGCTCGTGATAGGCTTCGACCAGTGCACGCTGCTGCTGTTCCGCCTCGCGGCGAGCCAGCAACTGTTGGGCCTTACGCTCTGCCAAAGCATCGGCGTAATCTTCGTAGGTTTCAAACTGCTCCGGGACCAGATCGGCGGGCTGCTGCCGTGCCTGCTGTTCCGAAAGCCGTTGAGCCTGTTCGCGTTCCCACTTGCGCTGCTCTCTTGCAAGACGCTTGCCGACAATCGCGTCCAGTTCTTCCTGTGTGAAGGTTTTGGACGCTTCCTGCTCGACAGGCTGCTCTTCCGGCGTTGAGGTATCTACGGGTTCTGGAGCCGCCGTGGCATCCATTTCCGGCGCGGGCACTTCCGCTAGTTCAGGAGCGTTGTCGCTCATTTGGTATTGACCTTTCCAGTCACCTGATGTTCCGCATCAGTACGGTTATCGGCCAAGCTACAGCGATTGCCGCAGATTGGCAATATCTAGGCCCAGACGCGGTAAGGCTGCGTGGGCGGCACCAAGACAAAGGGCTTCAAGACCTTCATCTGGTCGTCAGTGATCTCGTACGCGCGCACATTCGTGTGCCAGTCGGGGTATTTGGTTTCGACCGGCGGCTCGACGCTATAATCCCAGCGAACGAAAGGCCCGATGTTGTCGACGCTGATGCCAGCGAGCGGAAGCAGTTGCCCGTCAATATTGACGAGCAAGCCGGCCTTAACCAGCGCGGCGTTCATTTCCGCTTCGGTGGATGCTTTCAGATAGAGGTCGATCATGTCGTCAGAGCCTGTAGCTGCGCGTTGGAGAGGCGCGTCGGGTAGAAAACGATGCGGCGAATGCGACCATTAAACTGGTTGCCGTTCGGCAGCGAGCCGATGTTAAACTGCGACACCACCGGAACCGTGCCGGACGTGTCTGCCACCGGCGTTGCGCCATTGACCGTCGCAACAAAATCGTTGGCGCGGAACGCAAAGGCAAACTTAGCAGGGACGTTGCGCGTATAGGTGCCGGCAAGAGGCAAATTAAACTGCGGAACGCCCGATGCGTCCCCGCCGACGCCCCAGCCGCCGGTGCTCGCGTATGTCTGCATGAGGTTAGTCAACGTCGGACCGTTGCTCAATACAGAGCTGCGGGCAATGTCGAGCGTACCCGGGTTAAAACTTTCGGCCTCAACAAACAGCGAGCCTTCGCTTTGGTTGTACCAAGGCGTGAAGTTCGGGTCAGAGATCAGCGAAAAATCGCCCGTCCGCGTCACTTGGCTCGCAACCGTCGGAATGTAGCTGGTAGCGAAGACGCCAGCTTCAGCCTGCGCGCCCCAGAAGAACAACGTCCGGTTAGTGCCTGTGTAGCTGATGCTGGCGCCGTTTGAATCCACCAGCAGCATACTGAGCAGAAAGTTAACACCCGCAAAAGTTGCCATGGTCATCGTTGCAGTGCAACGATACCAGCCGTTTCCGACAGGTGTAATTTCCGACGATGTTACGTTGCCCGATCTGTTGCCGGTTACGCCAGTGGCAACATTAAAGTTGGCAAAAAACGTGGAGACGCCGTCGAACAAGACAAACTGATACCACGCGCCGGTTCCGGCTTTAGCGTAAACCGAAAACGTCTGCGGCCCTGCGGTAACGCTGATGTCCGTGCGGAACACGCGGTGAAGGCCGGTCGTCGACCCCTCGTCGAAAGTGTCGGCGGTCGTAGCGCCGTTGGGGGCCACCGTCGTGTTGGCAGTTACGGTAAGGCCGCCTGTTGTCCAAGGCGCGACGTTAAACTCTTCGCTTCGCGTAGCCAAATTTGTGCGCTGCTCTTCCATAAGCAGGCCGCGCGGCGTCAGAGTAATCGGGTTAAAGTCGAACCGGGGCGGAAACAGGCCGCCAAAGTTGCGGGTGTACGCCGTGGCTGGCGAGCCGGTCTGAAGCTGCGCGCCCCATGCGTATACAGCGTCGCCCGACGTCACCACTCGAATACCCGCCGTGCGGGTGCCGGCGGCGGGGGTCAAGGTGGTCTGGAACCGCGTCCATGCGTTCGTAACGGCCACTGTGGTATAGGTGGTGCCATCAACAGTGATGTCGACGTTGCCGGTGCCGGTCAGGCGCCGCAGCCACACCGAAAAGGTGTACGAAACTGCCGACGCAGAGAACGATTGCAAGACAGTCGCGTTGGCTGCACCAGCAGTGATCGTGTCCGCAGTGTTCGTGTCGTCGGGCGCAACGATGCTGTTCGCCGCAATCGTCGCGTTGGTCTTGGTCCAGCCAGCGTTGTCGAATTCCTGCGTGAAGGTCAGCAGGTTTACCGACTGCGGCGTCGTCTGGATAAGGCCGTTGCTGCCTGTGAAGGTAGCCGCAGTGGTGCGCGTGAAATTGATGATCTGGTCAAAGGTGCGGCTAACGAGAGGCATAGCTTAGTTCCACACAAAATAGCTGGTGATGCCTGACTGCGGCTGCGATGGGTCGGGCGCGTAGACGGTGTACGTTGGGTTCGGAGTCGCCACAAAATTGGCGTCGAAAGTGCTGCCCGTCTGGAACGTGTTGGGGTCGAGATACCCCACAAAATCCAGAATAAGGGTCGGCGAGCTGGCGGGAATCCGGTTCCCGCCGCGCCCCGCGAGCAGCGTCGCGTACGAGATCAGGCCGGCGCCTACCCCTATGCGACGCTTGTACATGCTACTCTCGGTTTACCGGCTTGGCGTAGACGAAACCGCCAGTAGCGATCTGCAACGCGCTGACGCGCCACACGCCGCCAGAGCCGGGCGGAACGTAAAACAAGATGGGCGTACCTGCTGGAACCGGCGTATCGGCGCTAGTAGCCGTTGCGCCTTCGCCAACGCGAATGTACGCGTCGGTCGAACTCCAGACGAGAACGCCTTGCGGGCCTGCCGGCCAGCCAGTCGTTGAACCTGCGGTGCCGGAGTAGGCAACCGACTGAGCTGCGAAGCCAGCGTCGTTCAGTGGGCGGAGCAGTTCCATGGTCGTCCCTTATGCCAAAAATTTGAGTTTGTATAGGGTGGAGTAGTACAGGCCCAGAATCTCGTCGATGATGTTCTGGAGCGGCGTGCACTCCTTATCGACCACCTTATACCGCATTTCCGTCAGGTCTTCGACCTGCCCTTCAAGGAAGTCGACGACGTTGTTGGTCTTCTTGGCCGACATGAGCGTGATCGGGCCAATCAGACCGTACTTGCCTTGGTAGGCTTCGGCAAATTTGTCAGCAAAATCAACGATTTCGTCATAGAATTTGTTGAGCGCCTTGTGCTTGGCGTAGCTGCGCGTGTTCAGGTGCGCGCTGTGCGTGACATCGCGCGCCAGAAACAGCATGCCTATGAAATCTGCGCACTTCATCCCATCATTCCTTCAGGCGGCTGTTCAGGAGCCATTTCGGGCATCTGCGGCGGCATACCGCCCATTTCGGGCATCTGCGGCGGCATACCGCCCGTTTGGGCCATCTCTGGCATCGGCATCTCGCGCATCCCTTCGACGTCGCCGATGATGTCGCCAGTGTCCATGGCGGACGCGAGCGTGTGCATCACGATCTCCTGCACCTGCTCCGGCGTCATGCCGGCCTGCATGGCGGCGATGCGCTTGGTTTCGGCGTTGTAGGCGTCGATCTGGGCGCGGTAGCGGTCTACCGTTATTTTCTGCTGCTCGGCGCTGTCTTGGATGCTTTCCATGATCTGCGTGACGCGGTTCAGCTCCTGCGTCATCGCTTCGATCTGCTGCTGCGCGGCCATCATCTCGGGCGTCTGATCGCCCTGCGCCGTGACCTTGGGGTCCAAAATCTTCTTGAACCGCTCGGCCATTTCCTGCGCGCCGGGCCAATCCATGTTTTTGATGAACAGGTCGCCGGCGACCGTCCAGAGCTGCGGGTTGGACTGCAAAATCTGGCTCATGGCGTCGAGCGCTTCCTGACGCTTCGTCATGTAGCCCGGGCCTGTCGTAACCATAACGTCGTAGATGCCGACGCTCGGGTTGTAGATTTTCTCGATCATCGCGCCGGTCTGGTCGCGGATTTCCTTAACCGGCTCCGGCTGCAACGGGTTGATCTTGACCATGTCGACGTCGCCATCGACGCCAATGATGCGAGCGATGCGCTGCGTGTCGTAAATCTTCGGGATGAGGTCGACGATCTGGCGCGTGATGTGGCGCACCGCGCGGGCGAGGTTGTCGACAAAGTGGTAGGTGCCGACGTCACCCTGCTTTTCGCGTGCGACGATTGCCTTAGCCGAGCGTTCGTTGCCGCCAATGCCAAGCGACGCGTCATACTGGCCAGTGGTGCCCTTGATGTCGTCAGCAGCCCCCATCTTGGCCTGAATGAGGCCCGTCTGAGGCAACGGCGGCGGCGCGCGCTGCGGGAGGGGGAGGACATTGCCCGCGCCATCCGTCACGTCGGGATTGACCTCCAGATACGGCCAGTTGGTCGTATTGGCGGTCTTCCACTGCATCTCATAGCCTTCAAACTGGCCGCCATAGCCGATGAAGGGCGCCTTCGGAGCCAGCGCCAGCATTTCTGCCTCTTGGCTCGTCCAGTAGTTGTACATGCGCTGCGCGTCCTTCGCGTTGCGCACGAGGCCGGAGATGTGCATGCGGCCTTCGACTTCCCACTCGTTGCCGATGACGCGAACGACGGGTATCCACTTGCCCGGCCACTCGCGCTCGTCGAGCACGTCGAAGCCGTTGGTCTTCATCCACATGATTTTGCGACGGTGAACCTCGCGGGTGCGGATAGGCTTGCCCATCTGCGCGGCAAGCTGCTTGTCCTTCGGCGTGTTGGCGAACGCCGTCTGGCCGTCGATGTACAGGTGCAGGGTCGCACGATCATAGACGGCGTAGAAATACTCCGCGATGCGGATAGTGTCCTCTTGTATCCACGAGGACAGCCCCTGATCGCCCACGCCCTGCGAGTAGAGCGTCGATATGGGCGTCGCGTTGGGGAACATGCGTTCGTATTCGTCTTTGAGGATGTCTTCGGTGATGAAGCACCACTCAGCGTCAGCGCCGCATGGGTCCTGAATGGTCGGGTCCATGTAGACGCTGAACGAGTTGCGGACGCGCCCGATGCGAATGTCCTGATCGAACGTCTCGTCGTTGCAGTACTCGGTCAACAGGCGGATATAGCCCTCGCCATACGTGACCTGATTGTCGCAAGCGGTGTCGTACGCGACGTCGGCGTCCGACATATACTCGATATGCCGCACGACGCCGTTGAGGATTTCGGCGACCTGCACGTCGGCGTTGTCGTCAGCCGGGATGACCTTGCCGCTCGGGCGGTTCTGGCGCTGCTCGTTCGTCACCATGCGAACGTGCTGCGGCAGCTTGTTGATGGTCAGGCACGGGCGGGCGTTGATGGTTTGGCCCTGCACGGAGCCGCGCGTTGCCAGCACGTCAGCCGGCCACTGCCACTGGTTGTCCGGCGAACCGGCCATGAACCGCAGATCGTCAAGCTCGTCTTCGCGGCTGTCCGAGTAGGCGGCCTGCGCCATCTGGAGCCGATGGCGCATAGTCGCCATCTTGTCGTTGTCGCCCGACGATTTGGCCGGGTTGGAGCCGACGTTGGCGACCTGTCCTGCCTTATTGATGCCTGTGGGGTCGGCCATATCGCTTATTTCTTACCTTTTTTGGCCGCTTGGCGCTGCACGCTGTAGGCGATGGCAACGGCCTGTTTCGCCGGCTTTCCGGCGTCGATCTCGGCCCGAATGTTCTTGCGAAACGCCGATTTCGTGGACGATTTGACCAGAGGCATGCTATTTGCCCTTCATCGGCGTCTCACGCATGCGCGTGGTGGTGCTGATCACCTCAGGTGCAGGCCGACGGCGCTGCCGCTCCATCAAACTGCCCGCCGGAGACGCGGCAGGGCGCGTATCGGCCATTTTGGGGGCCGCTGTGGGCTTCGTCCGAGGCATGCTGACGCGGGGTGTTTTGGCCATTTTACTTGCCTTTTTTGGCGGTTTTGGCGCTCTCACGGAACGCCTTGGCGGTCGGAGCGCCTTTGGCGCCGGGTTTGCGCATTTTCTCGCCGGAACCAGCCGCGATGCGCTCGCGCTTGGCGTGAATGTTGGCGTACAGACCTCGGCTCATGAGCAATTCCACCGTTTGAGGCTGGCTTTGGCCCGCTCGCCGTCTTTTGCCTTGGCGGCAACTGCACCCATGCGGGCGCAAAACGACTTTTTGCGGGCTGCATCAGCTTTGGTTTTGGGGTTCGGCGCTGGCGCCTTGAGATTCGAGCCGGTTTCGCGGTTGTGACGCTCGCGGCCCTTTTCAGTCAGGCCCGCGCCTTTGGAAACGGGGAGTTTTTCCCCGCGACCAACAGATAGGGAAACGGACTTTCGTTTAGCAGCCACGTCAACAACCCATCCAGCTTGTAGCTATACCAGACGACGAGTAACCGCGAGGCCGGTTGTTGTCAATCGCGCCGCCCGAGCGGCCCTCGCGGGACGCGACCGGGAACGCGAACGTCAGCGCGATGGCGTCGGCGGCGTCAGGCGACGCCAGCCCGCGTGCCTTCATGTCCTTCTTGCTCTCAAGGAACAGCGTGCCCTTGCTGTCGGGCTTGACGCGCGGCCCAATCAGGTCGGTCTTCAGGAAGCGATCTGCCGGCAGGGAGCCGGTGCGCAGCCAGTCGCGCATGGCGCCCCACATCTCGGCCCGCTTGTTGCCGTACATGATCTGCTTCTGCGCCTTGTTGCCGAAGTTGACGCCGCGCACCTTGTAGCGCTGCTCCTTTAGCCGGTCGACGACGCCTGCGCCCAGACCGCCTTCGTCGACGCAGACCAGCGCAGGGCTATATTCTTCAATCGCTTCAATGACATAGCCGGCGACTTCCATCGTGTCGGCGCCCCGGTGGCGCTTGATGGCGATGATGTCGCGGCCTTGGCGCACGGCGATGACGGTCGCGTCGCTGCCGAAGCGTGCCGGGTCGACGCCGACGACGATAGGCGCGCTTTCATCCTTCTGCTTTGGCCGCGCCATGGCATCATCGACCAGATTGACGGCGATGAACTGGTCGTCGCCTTCCGACGGAAATTGCCCATAGACTTCGACGTTCGCCTGATAGCTGTCGGCCCCGTACTCGTCGATGATCTGCTGGTAGAGGTTCTTGTCGGTGCCCTCGACGTTGCGCGCGTCGATGTTGCGCGTGCGCCAGAACGCCCGCTTGGAGTTGAACGCCTCGTAGAAATAGCCGGTGTTGCGGCGCGGGTTCGAGAACGCCAGATGGAAGCGGTTCGGCGTGTTTTCCGTGAAGAAGCCCGCTGCCACCGACCAGATGCTGTCCGGGATACCGCTGGCTTCGTCGAATATGAGGCACACGCCGTCGAAGTTGTGGACACCGGCGTAGGCGTCGGGGTTTTCTTCCGACCAGAGCCGGCCTTCGACCGACCAGTAGCGCGTGCCTTTCTTGAGGTCGCGCTCGACGATCTCGGTCAGCCACTTGGCTGGCATGATGCGGGTCGCGGCCACCTCGAACCAGTGGCTGTGGATGGACATGGCCAGCCACTTGGTGATTTCCGCCCATGTCACCGACCGGAGCTGCGCCTCGGAGTTGGCCGACACGATTGTGGTCGAGCCGATGCGCGTCGACAGCATCCAGATGACGAGCCACGAGACGAGCGCGGACTTACCGATACCGCGCCCGGACGCCACCGCTTCTCGGAACGTATCGAAGTCGACCTTGCCTTGGTTCGACCGGATGTGGTCGCGCAGGTCGATCAGGATGTCGCGCTGCCATTTGCGCGGCCCTGTGAAATGCTCCAGCGGCGTGCCCTTTTCGCCCCATGGGAATGTCAGCAGCACGAACGCCAGCGGGTCGTCCTTAATGGCCGGCGCCCATAGCCGGCTCATTAGCTCCATTTCTTCCTGAGCGGTGTAGATCGGCGACTGCATCAGAAGGTCTGATTGAACGAACTAAGCCCGCTGAAGTCGCTCTCGATGCTGGGCTGACCGAACGACTGCCCGAAGCTGCGCCCGAACGACCGGTTGGCGCCGTTCCCGAACGCGCTGGAGCGCATACCGCGAGCGCGGCGCAGCATCATGTTGAGCGGCGACATGGCGGTGCGGCTTGCGCCGCCACCGCTTATGGACACCGGGCGGCGCGTGCCGCCAAGGTTCATCTGGTTGAAGGGCTGGCCGAACATCGGTTGGCCCGGGCCGAACTGATCGGTCATGCTGCCCATACCGTTCATGTCGAACGTCGGCATCGGCGCGGGCGGCTGGAACGACGACGGCATCGGCGGCGCGAACGAACTCGGAAACCCACCGTAGGTCGTGTCGACATCTTCGGAGGCGTCGCCGGTCGGCAAGAACCGCATCATCGCCGGGCCACCGCTCTCAGCGGGCCGGAACGGCATGAAGCCTCTATTCATCATGTTGAGCATCGACCGTCTCCGTGTGGCTGTCGTGCGCCTGTAGCGCAATTACCGGCTCATAGATACCTTCGATAACGCGGGTCTGCGCGCGCTCCAGCGCGGTCAACACGCTGATCTGCTGGTCGACGTTGACGTCGATTTGCTGCTTGGCCACCCAGCCGTGCTGATGCTTGAGAATGTCGAGCGCCGCCTTGGCGTCGCCCTTAACCGCCGCGTCGTACAGCGTCTTGGCCGCCAGCCATTCGCCGTCGGCGCGGCCCTTCATTTCGGCCATTTCCACCAGCGGGTCAAACTCTTGCAGCCGCCGGAACTGCGTCGGCGTCAGGCCGGCGCGCAGCGCGAGGCTGTCGCCTTTAAGGCCGTACTTTGCGGCTTCGTAGATCGCTTCCAAACGCGCCTCTGTGGCTTCGACGCGCTCGGGCGTGAACGGCAGGGAGTAGAAGGACATGGCCGCACAATAGTGTGTTGCAGGCATTTTGCAAAAAATAAAAAATTGTTCGCGATACCTACCGCGTCAGTCACGCGCCGGCTCGGCCCCACCCCACCCCCTCCAAATGCTGCACCGCAGCAAAATGCTGCACCGCAACAGGATTTGGCTGGCCCTTTTGTGCTGGCGGCTGGCGTCGACCGCGCGGGCACATTTTGTCTGGCGGCTGGCGCGCGGCCCTTTCAATTGTGTGCCGGGCTTCACGTAACCCCGGCTGGCGCTTATCGTTCAGCGCGCTTGCTTCCGCTCCTACATCCGCGATCCTCGGTCGGCGTTCACCGGCCTGTGCGTGGAAGCAATCCCTCCCGGTGACAAACCCCTAGTAGACTGCCTAAAATTTCATTGCAACATTTTTTTTTGCAACTGGCGATTTTTTTTCGTTGGGCAATTTGGGCAGCCGATCGGCCATTGCGCATTGCGCCACTGATCGAACGGGCATCATTGGCAATTTGGGCAACGGGTTCAGAAGTTGGAAACCGACTGTCGAAACGATGACCCAAAACGCCAATGACGCAGCAATATGCGCGGGCAATCATTGGCAAGTTGGGCGGTTTGGGCAGTCAGTTTCATATCGCCCCCAAATCCGTTATTGATAACCGTTCTCAACACCACAGAAATCCTAGCTAGTCATCTTTTCCATGACCCAAATTGCCAATAGCCCCTTGTCAGGCGCGCGTTTCCTCGCCTTTTCTATTGGCAATCTGCATCGCCGCAATGACCCAAGATTTGACCCAAACCGCCAAACTTAGCTGACAGCCGTGTAAGTTATTTCATCCGGCCTGATCGACGGGCGCAAAATTCGGGCAAAATACCGAAAAGCGTGGCAATCGCATTTCCTGCAAAGAAATATGTTGCAATGATGGAATTGAGGGTTTAATCATTGGCAATCGTCAACGCAAAGGAGCAACCAATGACCACCACCGTTTCGCAAGCCTACCTTGACGGCATCCTCGAAGGCCGCGACTTCAAGCGCCACTGCATCGCCGCTGGCGATACGATCGACGCTGAATTCATGCGGGCGCATCTCGCGACGATCGAGCGCACCATGCGCGGCTTTAGCGGCACCATGCGCGACTTCATGCGCGGAGAGCGCGATTTCTGGCGCAACCAGCTTAACAAGGGAGCCTGACCAATGACCAAACAACAAGCTATTAGCGCCGCAATCCTTCGCAAGATTGCCGAAGGTATGGCGCCGCGCGAAGCCTTTGACGCTGTTCTGGGCGCGGGACGTTTCGACACACTGGCCGGCGAACTGTGGGAAGCACTTCGCAAAGCCTGACCGCCACCCGCCGCGCGGCAACCCTGCCGCGCGGCACTCACACAGGAGCACAAGCCATGACCTATGAGATCATCGAAACCGGCGGCCTATGGCCGCACCGCCGCAAGACCGTTCACGCGACCGCAGACAGCCTTGCCGACGCTATCGCGACCGCCCGTCGCCTGTTCGACGTCATTGTGCTTGAGATCGACGCACTCAACCCACACTGCGCCGACTTCTACACCCGCTGCAATCGCGTCATGCAGATTGAGCCGCGCGCCTGATCGACACACACAGAGGAGCCTGAGCCATGATCGACATCAACGCCCGCCGCGCCCTGTGCGCCCTGCCCTGCACACTGGACGGCAAACCCGCTGCTATCAGCGGGGCCGCGCGCGACTTCGCCACTGTCCGCGACCTAAAGACCGGTCAAGGGGCCGATTGGGCATGGGACACCGTGGCGCGCGTCATGGCGCGCGACGCTGCGTTTCGGCTGTAACCAGAGGAGCAAGACCCATGCCCTATCACAACGTTGAGAAATCAGCCTTTCAAGCTGGTCACTATATCGGCTGGCGCGCAAGCGATGGCGCACCCTACACCATCACGCCAGCCAAGCGCGGCGCACCGTGGCGCGCATATCGCCGCGACGCGACTGCCAAACTGCAAGCGGGCGACGTCCTGACATCGCCAACGCTGCGCGGCATTTCCGACCGGCTGGCGCAATCCTGATCACCACACACAAAGGAGCAAGACCAATGGCCAACTATGTTTTCGCGCGCATGGTAACGCGCGCCTATTTTGAGATCGAAGCGGATAGCGAAGCCGCCGCGCGCGCCATTTTGGAAGCCGCAGAAGACGAAGATGATTTCTGCACGGGCGAACGGTTCGTTGACCCTGACGAGGATGATTACGCACTGGTCGACATTAAGACAGAGGAGCAAAACCCATGACTGCAACCGACATCCTGCGCATTGCTGGCGCGCTGTTTTTCCTGTCCATTTTCGCCATCTCGCTGCGCTTGCTCTGGCAGGAACTGACCCGCGAGATCGAACCCTATAGCGAAGGAGACTGACCCATGCCTGACCAGCCGAAACCCGCTGACACTGCCACCGCTGCGCAAGCGGAAGCCCGCGCCATTGCTGCGTGGCTCCGCTCGCACGGACTGCGCCAGATTGCCGACGCCGTGGAGCGCGGCGACTATAAGCGCTGATCAACCCCACACTAAGGAGCAAAACACCATGACCGACACGATGACCGATGCCGCGCGCGAATTAGC